TGTAAAGTCTGCTATTCCGTTACCGTCTGTAAGTGAGTCTAAGTTGGTTCCTAATTCTTTACCACTTATAGTGCTATTAGCTAAAGTTGAATTAGGAATACTGCTTAAATCGAAAGTAATTGTATCCGTTCCTGTTGTTCCTACTATAGTCAAACCAGCTCCTGATGATCCGGTAGCGAAGTTTAAGGTATCTGTTGTACTATCAGCTATAAGGGCTGTACCGTTAATTGAAGCAGTAACAAATCCGTTGAATGCCGATTCAGCAGTTAAGTAACCACTGTCATTTACTAATTGTGATATGTTAGATCCGGAGACTAATAACTTTTTCCACTGTGCCATGTTGTATTTTCTTTAATTGTGATTTATAATAAATATGCTTTAATTAGAATAACCGAAGTAGTAGTCATTACTAGCGCTGTAGAATAATCCACCGGCAACTGCCGTTGGTGTTATAGACTGCGATATAAACTGCATTACACCCTCTTTATTTACTTTTAGCTTTTCTTTTCCTTCTACCTTTATACTAAATACATCGTCAACACCATCTAAATCTATTGTCAATGAACCAGAAGTACTAAAAGAGCCCGATACATTAAGAGATCCTGATAAGTACTCACCTATTTCAGGTAATTGGTTGTTTATTTGGTTCCAAAATACCTGAGCCATTATCCATTAAGTTTTCCGGTTATAGTAATCTCCATTCCCTCTGTGATTGTGTATCCCAAGTTAGAATTATGAAAATCTACTACTAAATCAACTCCTTCTTGAACTATTCTGTCTATAGCAGATGGCTCTATGCTTAATCCTCCTATAGTTACTAGGAAATCATCTATTTCATGGTCGGGAAAGTTTGTAGGTGGTGTTACTAATGTAACGTTAGCAAAAGTAATGCTGTTTTCAACATTATCTATCACGTAACTGTTGTTATTAGTGTCAACAGTATTAGAAAGTGCTAAATAAGTTCTTTCTTCTGCTGTCATACCGCTAAAGTTAATGTTGACTTCTGAGTTACCTGTTAAATTATCGTAAAACCTCCCTACAGTGTTCGTAGAAGCAGGGGTATCGGCCTTTCCTTGTAGTATTTCCTCACTTCCTGCTGTTTCTAAGCCAAACTTAATAGCTGATTTACTGTAGAACTTGTTCATATTAGCAATCGATGTATTAATACTGTCTGGAACTATATGTCCCATCATATTAATTTGGAAATTAGTCTTTACTGTCCTGTCTTGCCCTTGATTTAATTCTGTTGTAGTATTATATGAGTCAATCATAGCTCTAAAATTAAACTTTTCCGGATCTCCCCAGTAAGCATCAGATGCAAAGTTAATAGATTCAACTATTTTATTCATTTGTTCTACATATTCGGTAAATATTACGCATGAATAGGTAATATTAACATAATCTGGTATAATTACACCGTAAAACTCTTTAACTGGTTCTCTATTATTAAGTCTAGAGAACTTATCGTATACATTCTTCTTAGAGTACCCTTTTTGAAAGATAGCAAAGTTGTTTGGATTGTTAGCATCCATTTTATTGCCTAGATTTCTATTCTTTTCAATCGAATCTCTCTTAAACATAATAAGAGGTGTCTGTATTTTACCATTTTTATCTCTGTAAAAGCCATCCTTCTGTACAGCTGCCCATCTCTCTGGTGATCCGTACATAACAGGTACGTTTAATCTCTTACCGTTCTGAGTTACTGAGGGTTTAATCACATTATTGAAGTAGTATATAATGGTTTCATCGATATCTCTTAATCCAATACTGAATTGTTTAACCTCGTCGTTCTTAACTGAACGTTGATACCCTCTATTGTTCCGTATTACGTCCGGTGTAGGGTGTTTTTGTGCATTATTATAGGTGTCAATTGCAGCTTGTGACAATTGAGACTGTCTCTTCGGTAATATTTTAGTCTTCTTAGCCATCTATTATCTCGCTCTTGTGATTCCTACTTTGTCTGTTCTTGTTAAGTGACAATCTACTATAATAGATACGGAAGAACCGAATCTGCTACCATAGTCTGTTAAGTTGTAACTACTGTCTCTACCAGCAAATAACTGGTTCTCTCTAACTGTATCAACTTCGTAATAATCTTCATGCCACATTACTATGTCCCCTACTTCAGGTACAGTATCAGCATCTACTAAATCCTGCCTAGTAAAGGCAAAAGAAGCCTCTCTACCTAAATCAGGTCCAAATTCATCTACATTAACTACCTGATCACCTCTTGTAATTAAGCAGTTTAATTTAACTGGGTTTAGGTAAATCTTATCTAGGGCCTCTCCGTATAAATTTGCTTGAGTATCGGTCAATGATAATTTATAGTACCCAATTTCTTGTTCTACTATATCTCTTAGTATCTCTCTACTTATATGAGTTGAAAGTACGTTAAAATCTTTTTGACTACCAAATAGCATATATTATTTTTTCTTTTCTACCGTTTTTTCAGCTACTTCTACCTTTTTTACTTCAGGTATCCTCTCTAAGGAAGTATTTTTAAAAGAAGCAAAAGCTTCACTAGCTGGTTTGGTTGTTAACAATTTAACTTTCATAATAGCTGTATTATTATCGCCATTATGTGAAACCTGTCCAACTGTCAATACCCCGGGCATAGCTCTTAACATCTCTCCGATATCTTGAACTGTAACCTCCTCACTGTGTCCTATTCTTACCATTGCTTGATAGACTGAGAACTGTATTTCTGATATTAGATCTTTTATTTTCATTATCCTACGTATATATGCATCGGTACTCCTTGCATTGTGTCATTTATAAACTTTGTCTGTGTAGCAGCAAGTTCTAGCTGGTTAGTTAGTGAAGCAGATTGCATAGTTGCTTTTAGATCTTCAACTAAAAATACTTTTTCATCTCTAGCATCTGCTAATAGATCTGCTGCATTCATACTAACTTCTGAACCGGGTACCGGTACTGTTTGGTACTTTCCTCTTATGTAAGCAAGCATTTCTTTACATGTTGCTACTGTGTATTTAAAAATCCACTGTCTTCCTATTGAATTAATTTCAGAATATACTAGATTTTGTGCGTTTACGTTTGAAATGTTTGTTGATACCCCTGTTGATGAGGTTCCTCCTCCGGTTCCAGAAACCCCGCCGCTTGATGAAGAAGATGCTTCTATAAGTAACGAGTCATCTACATAAGCATTAGTTTTATCTGATACTTTATAGTATTGTATTTTTAATTTACCAGGTCCTTTAGGAGTAGGAAATATCCTAAGCTTATTATTATTTATTTCAAAGGTATATGTTGATTTTCTTATCTGATCATTAAACTCTATTGCTTGAGTCTTTAAAACATCGTAAGATGCAGGCATAAGTAGGAAATTTACTCCTGGTGAGTATGATCCAAAATCAAATGCATCCATTAGTGACTGTACTCCTGTCCCTGTTCCTGCATATGGATCAAAATACCTTAGTATTGCAGGTGGTGCTTCATAAAATACTTTACGAATTTCTATACTTCCATCTCCTATCAGTGCTTCTAAGTCATAATTCTGCTGACCGCCTATTAAGTCTATTAATTCACTCTTTAAATCTACATCTCCTCCAACTCCTGCTTCCATTCCGTATTGAGCACTTGCTCTTATAACGCTCTGCAGACTTGGTTTGAATATAGTTGCATTAATTGCTTGTCCATTTGCAGAACCTCCTATAGTACTCGACATAGTAGATGCAGCTATAGACTCTATTACCTCTTTTCCGTATGCAGTAACTGCTTCTTCAAAGGCAGTGTAGAATTGTCTTTCATTTAACTCTATATCTAATACAGGCCATCCTAATTTTTCAGCACAATATCTTGCTACCTTAGGAGCATCTTCTTGAAATGCTAGGTCATCGTCGTAAAATCCGAAAGGAGTAGCATCACCTGCAATAAAATTAGTAGTGCCATCCCAAATTTGTATGTGTGAATTAGTATGTGACATATTTTTTTATCCTTCTTCTGTTAATGCTATAAAGTAACCTAATGTAGAACTAAATCCATCTTCTCCAGATCCTATTGATCTTGCTTTTATTGACCTTAAATCACCGTATTCAAAGTTGTTAAACTCTTCATTAACGTACTCTGAACTAAACATAAAGCTTCCGCTAGGGCTTAGTAGGTAGTGTTGATTTGATGTTGAACCAGAAATTTGTAAGTCTATAGAGTCATCTGATAAATTTGTTAATCTAGCGTATTTAATACTAGACGAGACAAATGTTCCTGCTCCTGGTAGGTTATCTACGTTGACTACTTCTGTATGTACATTAGCTGGTATATTCATTACTCTATTATCGGCGTAGCTGATGCTAGGAATTCTAATTTCTACGTTAGTTCCTCTTTCAACTCCTTCGAGTTTTACTCTCTCTCTAATAAAGTATGTAAAATTTGCATATTTAGGCATCTTGGAATAGTTTATTTATAAATAGCTGCTAATCCCTGAAGGTTTTATATACCTCAAGTACTGGTGCAACTATTTGATGTCTGTGGTTATATTCTAGAGATGCAGTTTTAAACCCTTCTACCTGTTCTTCTACTCTAGCTAAGAAAGAAAATCCTGTTTCTCTTTTATCTTTTAAATCTATTTGAGCCATATCACCGCAAATTACCATCTTAGATCCTTTACCCAGCCGTCCTATTACTGTTTCCATTTGTGAATGGGTTACGTTCTGAGCTTCATCTACTATAACAAAGGAATTTACGAATGTTCTTCCTCTAAGAAATGCAAAAGGAACTATCTCTATAGTTTCATCATCTAATAGCTTCTGTACTTTCTCTTTATTGTAGAGCATATTAAGATTATGATATATTGGTGCTAACCAAGGATCCATCTTCTCTTTTATATCTCCTGGTAAAAAACCTATATCTTCTTTAGACACAGTAGGCCTCGTTATGATAACCTTTTCTACCTGTCTGGTGAATAACATATCTAGAGCTACTTGTGTAGCTACTAAAGTCTTACCTGAACCTGCCATTCCTCTAATGACAGTTATTGGGGATTCTAATATATTGGATTTTGCTATTTTTTGTTCGTCATTTAACTGAACGTTGAACTTGATTGGTTTTTTTGGTCTTCTCTTTGGAACGAATACTTCGTCCGTATGGTGGTTTGAAGGCATATATAATAACGTTATTGTTCTTATCTATAAATATAGGAAAAATTTGTTATATAACCAAAAAAAAAGAGGCCCGAAGGCCTCTCTTAATATAATTGAAATCTAATTCAGATTATACAGTAGCTAAATCGCTAACGAAAATCTTTCCGTAGAATTCTGGTCTGATCATTTTCTTAGCATAACGAGTCATGATACCTTTACGTGGTGTGAAGGTAGCTGGATCGTATACTAGAGGTGTCATCATTAATGGCACGTAAGGAGCATAAACAGCACCCGTTTCTAAGAACTGAGAACCTCTGTATCCTGTTAGGATTGTGTTTTCAGTCATATAAGGGTTCTTATATACTTTGTAACGTCCGTTTAATGAACCTACTTTTTGTACTCCAAAAGCAAAATCCATTTTGTCTCCGTCTGTATTAGCAGCATATCCTGGAATTGATTCTAAGATAGTTGCTACTGAAGGAGAACATACTAAGAAGTTTGCTCCACCTCTTAACGTTTTCTGGTGAATCTTGTTAGATACTTTTTGGATTTTAGTTCCTAATGTTTGGAACCACTGTCCTTGAGTATTATAGAATCCGCCTTCTCCAGCGCCTGAAGTTGTCCATGCACCGTTAGCCCAGTTTTTGTTAGAAGCAGCTGACCAACGCTCAGTTGTTACAGCTCCTTGAATTAACATATCTAAGATCTCTAAGTCAATCTCCATTGAGATATACTCACTCAATAAAGAAGTTAACTCAGCCTCAGCATCAATACTGTGGTATGCGTTAAGATCTTGAGAGAATTCTGGTGTCCATTGTGCTTTTAACTTTCTAGTCTTAGCAACAATTGCTTCAGAAGCAAGTTCTACATTAATTTCTGGAATAGAAATTGGAGTTGATCCTGCATCCTCAAAGTCTCCTCTTGAGTTTGCTAATGGCTGTTTGTGGTATAATGCAGATCCTACTTGTATTGTTACTGCATTTGTTGCTACTGATCCTGAACATACAAATACTACTGTATTTCCTGATTTAGTTGTCAATTCTGGGTGAGTAGTAATATCCACTCCTGCAGATCCTGATAATAAACGGAAAGCTCTTACACCTTCTGCATCAAATTCATATCCTGCAAAGTCTACTGCGAATGTATTAAAGTCACTTGGCAATAATCCATCTTGGTAAGCAATAGATTGTGATGTTGCTGGAGCATATGCTGCGTTATCTGTAGCTAAGTTTAAAGAAGCTGAGTTGATAGTATATCCGAACTGTCCAGCACCGTAAAGGCCTCCTGATACATCTTCGTCTACGTCCATCTTGGCGTTAGCATCTGATACGTTTCCAAATAAACTCTGATCTGCAACTCTACCGTTTGCTGAAGTACCGTATTTAAAGTCTAGGTAAAATACAAGTCCTGAAGGTAAGTTCATTGGTTGTACAGATACGAAGTCTTTAGCTGCGATTTGAGCGAATACTTTACGTACTAGTGGTAAAGCTACTCCTGCCCACTGCTCACCTGCACCACCTGCGAAAGATGCTCCAGTTGTATTATTGCTTGATTGCTCAGATACAATTTGTTTTGCTTGATTCTCAAGAATCATAGCCATGTTGTTTTTCTCGATCTCGTTAGAATATCCTTCTAAGAGTCCTGATTGAGTCCATTTGTCTGCTAAACGAGAAGCATCTGCTTGCAAGTTTTTGAAGTTACTTTGAGACCCTTCTAATAATTGATTAATTTCCATAATTAAAATTTGTCTTTTTTTTATTTATTTTATAATTCCTGCTAATTTTTGCATTCTTTTTACAGCATCGCTTACTTCTGAAATTACTTCTGGTTTAGAAGCTGTTGTTCCAGTTGCTTTACTTGCCATACCTAATCTAGCTTCTTTAATTGTACTTTTAGTAGTTTTTCCAACTACGTTATCAGATACAGTTTCGAATACTAATTTTACTTCTTTAACTGTTTCGGCTTTATCGAATGCTGCGATAACACTTACTTTTTGCGATTCAGTTAAACTGCTTGATTTGAAAACTTTATTTACATAAAGTAACTTAGCGTTAAGAAGGTTTACTTCTTGCAACTGTCCTTTCAACTCTTCAATAGTTGTCATAGCTTCTTCTAGATCACTAGTTTCTTCTAATTCAACTTCTTTCATAGCGTCAGACATTTTACCTAATTCAATGTCTTTAACAAAGTCACCTACTTTCTTGCCTGCTTTTTTAGCATGTTTGGCTAAGAACATTACTGCCTTTACTAAATCATTTTCCATTGGGTCTCCGAATTCACCAACTCCGTAGCCTGGGCGTACTTCGTCTATTTCTTCTTCTCTAATGTTAGCTGCTGTTTTTCCAGCCTTTCTTAATCCTAAAGCTAATTTCTTACCTTTTTCGCCGAATTCACCTGCTTCTAATTTGTCCATTAGGTGTGTAATTCCTGCTCCAGCTCCGAAAAGTGCTGCAACTCCTGCTCCTACTGTTACAGGATCTACTTCGTTTAATACTTCTTCTGTTGCAGGTACTTCTGCTTCGTTAGAATCTTCTTCGTAGTTCATTTCTGTAATTTCTTTTAACAGTTCGTCTAAGTCAATCTCTTCTTCGTCTTCCGCTCCTATCATATCATCTACTGGTAGCTCTTCTCCAGGAATTTCTTCCTCTCCTTCAGCTCCCATTTCTTGAGATATAATATCACGAATAAGGTCCTTAAGGTCGTCCACTTCCATGTCCTTAACCTCTACCTCTTCTTCTTCAGCTTCCTCTTCAGATTCTTCTGAATCAATGTCAGCTTCGTCTTCAGCATCTACTACTTCTTCTTCCTCTGTGAAAGTTTCTTCGATTGCTTCGTCTTTATTGTCTTTGTCCATTCCTTCTTCTACCTCTCCTTCGACTTCTTTAACTACTTCTTCGTCTTTAGATGAATCATCCATTTCTTGAAGTTTAGCAGCTAACATGTCTTTAAGATGAGGAGTTAAAGTCTCTTCCAAAGCTTCTTTAGCGTTAGCAATAGCAGCTTCTCTTACAGATTTAGCTTCAGCAATAGCTTGCTTGAATAAATCTTTGTTTGCCATTTCTAATAAAATTTGTGTGTGTTCGTACGATTATTGTAATCGTAATGTGAAGTTTTTTTCTTTATCTAATACAGTATAAGGAACTGTATATTTGTATATAAATATATACATTTTACAAAAACAAAAAAAACCCTTACATTTCTGTAAAGGTCTTTATATACTATGTGTTTTTATTTATGCTCTTAGTATATCGTTAATTAAACTGTGTACCTTTCCGTACTTGTCTAATTGTTGAGTTCCTTCGTTAAGTGATATAGGATTCATAAAAGCTCCGTGTGTAGATGGATTAGATACAAAGTCCCAACATACTAATTCAAAATCTGATTGTACTTCTAAGTACCCTTCATTTGTTTGTTGTACTGAACCGGTACCTCTAGAAGAGATTCCTATAGTATGTCCTGCTTTTATTATCTCTTTTACTATATTACCTGCTGGTGTATTAAGTAGTTCTACTTTACCCATTAGGTCGTCTCCATTCCAATACAGGTCTTTAACCACATGTGAAGCGTTCTTAAGGGATACTACTGCTGATTCTGGATGATCTAATTCTCCGAAAGCGTTTCCGTTTTTAACGAATTCGTCAACATACTTCTTAGCTTCTCTCATTAAGAGATCTTTTTCGTATATTCTTCCATTTTGGTTTTTTGCACCAGCTCTTTGCATTACTCCTTCAACTTCATATACTCCTGGTCTTTCCTTAGATTCTTTAAGGATAGATTTAAATGGTGTAACATTTACTAATACATTTGCCATAGTTTACTTTCTTTTAGAGTATTTATACTTCTTACCTTCTGCAGCTATCTTATCTGTAGTTTTTACTTTATCTGTTCCGTATCTACCACTGTCCGCTTCTTCTGCTCTAAAGTAAGTTATAGTAGCTAAACCATTCATTCCACCAATGTTACTTCTGTAGATATCCCCAGTATTTACGTTACGAATGTTTTTGACTACCCATCCCGCATCTTTATCTGGTCCATATTGACCTTCTGGTGTTGAGAAGTATTTTGCAACTTTTTCTAGTTCTTCTCCTTTTTCTCTTTGAACTGATACTTCAAGGAATTCATACCCGTCAGGGTATCTTTTGTATGCAATACCTGCTAATTTTGGGTTAGCTTTAATTTTCTTTTGAGCTTCTACTGGAACCATTCCCTGTCCTTTGAATAACCCTGTTTCAAATCCTGCAGTTTTTAATCTTTTCATTAAATCAGGTCCAAACTTAATAAGCTCTTTATTTAATGCCTCATTAATAGGAGTAAAAACTGTTTCCTTCTCATCCAATTCTTCTTCTGCTATACCGTCTGTTTCTAACATTTTTACTTTAGGCATTTCTAACCCTCTAGTAAATCCTTTTTCTGTTACAGGTATTAAGTCTTTCTTAAATGCTGATTCTATAGCTGGTGCTAACATAGCACCTACTGCTAATCCTTCTACGTTCTTTATGTCTTTGAAGCTATCGTATACTTTCTGAATTTTTTCTTTAGTCTTTGCGTAGAATGACTCTACTTCTGTTACAATATTTTCTAAACTGTTAACAGCTGTTTGCATTCCTTCGAAATCGTCATAAGAAGTAGCTACTTTAGATAAGTTACCTGTTGCTGCTTCGTTTATTACTTCTT